GGGCCACCAGCAGCTACAGCACCTTTAACTTTAAAACCACCTTTTCCGTCTGTTACAATTTCTTGTCCATCAGTGCCATCGGATGTTGGAAGTTTCCATGATATTGGACCGCCTGTTGATATGCCTGCACCATTATTTACAAATGTTGTGCCAACAGGAGAAATAGTTGCTGTCACACCACTAGCTATTGTTACAGTAGCGTAAGCATTGATACCTGGTGAAAATAAAGTATTAGAAGAAATAGTTACATCAGATGTAAAATCTGCTGTTCTGTCCATTTTTGTGCCTGATGCTATTCCAACAGCATATAAATCAGCACTATCAGTAACAGTCAAAGTGTGACCTGATGCAACAGTATAATTTGCAATAGTAAAATATGCTTTGTTAAATTGAAGAGTACCTTTAAATTGACCGCTAATAGCTTTATCTGCTGTTAATGTTTCGTCAAAAACAGCATCTGTTTCTACAACATTACTTGGAAGAGATGTATCAGAAAAAGCTGCGTTTTCCGCAGGATAAGTAGAAAATATTTCAGGAGCAGCAGCAAAGTTAACTGCATTGTTTGAATTAGAAGAGCTTTTGATTGTATCACGAGTTAATGTCCAATTAGGACTTCCTGAAGTTAATGTTCCTTGTCCAACTTCAAAAGTATTATTTACATTATCTACAGCACAATAAAAAACTTCGTCACCAGTAGTATGAACTGATGCAAATGTTCTAAAGCCACCTGTAGAGGCACTTGTCGCTAAAGTAAAAGTTCCTGTTCCAGTAGTTGTGGCATCTTGTTTGGTTCTATCAAAAAATTTGAGAGCCATATCTAACTACCTTTAAAAATTAAACTATTCTAATTATAGCATTAGTTGCATCTGGAGTAGGAAATTGAATTGTAAAATCCCCACTTGTTGAGCTTTTATCTGAACCAAAATCTAAAACCGCAACAGCAGTATCTGAATTAGTATCATTAAAAATTAATGCACCTCTTGCTGTAATTGTTGAACTACTCCATGTAACATTATCAAAATCAACAAATGCAGTTGTACCGCCTGTTGTTGGCGTTACATTAGTAAGAAGTTTACCTTTAGCAGTATAACCTGTACCACTTGCTTCATTAGATGTAGTATATGCAGTTGTAGAAGCATCTAAACTAGCTGAACTTGTATATAAAGCTATGTTAAATGAGTTACCTCCTGCACCACTTGTTTTAAAATTATGCCCAGCTTCTAATAGTTCTTTTTTAAAAGATGTGCACATTGCTTGAGTAATTGCCATTACATTCTCCTAATTATATCAGAGCCACATTTATGACCCTCTTTTTCTAAAGTATATACTAATGTAGTTCTGTCAGATTGAACAGCTTTTTTCATATGATCAAGAACAACAGTATATATAGTGTTTTTAAACTCTTTTGCTTGTTGTTGCAACACAGGATCAACATTATCTGAGTATTGTATAATTTTATGTGTTGCTTTTTCTGCCCAATACTCTATTGGATGTCCTGAATTTTCTGTTGTATCAACAATAACATTTCCTAATGACATTTCTGTATTTACTGTAATTGACATTTTGCCTCCTTTATTCTACTGCCTGTCTTGGTTGACCATATCTATAGCTATCTTGCATACTTTTTCCTGCTGATTCGTTTCTTAATCTTACTAATGCTTCTTGATATTGACCTTCATATAACTGTTGCATATCAGCTTCACCTTTTAAAAATAAATTTGCTTGTACCATACTGCCGTACAATAAACATTCAGGAGCATTAGTTCCTAACCATGTTTTACCTCCTGCAACTTCAGTTATTGACGGAGGGCTATAAAAATAATGTAATTCAGTTGTATATCCACTTGTAGGTGTAGGAGCTAACATAAAAGTATCATCGTCAAACAAAGCATAGTATTTTGGTTCTCCTTCTACAGATGCGTTAGGGTATGCTTCTCTTAAAAAAGCCACTTCTTTTAACAATAAAAAAGATTGTTTATTTGAATCTGTAACAGATAAAGAAAAAGGTGCTAAAAAATCAGAAGGAGTAGCAAGATATTGAGTTCCTGCTGACATTTGACCTTCTACATTTTTTCTAAAATTAGGTAATTGACAGCTTCTTAATATTCTATCTTCTGCACTTGTTATAAAATTATCAATATTATTATTAAAGGTAGTTTCATTTGTATTAGCATAATCTTTAATTGCTTGTGTTAATGTAGTGTAAGTAAATGACATAATCTAACTCGTTACTATTGTTACAGAACCTATTGTTCCGTTAATTATTAAATTTCCTCCTCCCCCACCATTTCCATTACCTACAGGATCAAAAGCTGTCATTTTTCTACTTTCTTCTAAATTCTGATCAGGTCTAGCAAATGGTAATGCTTGTGCATCAATAAACTTATATCTTCCTTGAAAATTTTGACCTTGATCTTTATCCCATACATCTTTTCCAACTAAAAATCCTGTTTTATTACCACCAACAAATTCTTGTTTTAAATCTTTTAATTTATAACGAAAACCTGTTCTGTCACAAAATCCAAAAGCGTGTTTTCCTGTAGCGTATTTAGGCATTATTCACCATAACTATAACTATAAGGAACAAATTGAAATGATGCTTTTACTCTATCTTCTTGAGCAGCTAAATCAAATTGTTCTATGTAATAATCTCTTAACATAACAGCTCTATCTGCAAGTTCTGGTTTTTTCATTGCTATATGAAAAGCAAGACCTGCAATAAGAGCGGGTAAAAATCTAACAGGTACATCAGCATTATTACTTGCTGTATCACCTACATCAAAAATTCTTCTTAAATAATAATATACAAAAGTATATGTATCTGCACCATCGGGTACGGGCCAAAAGTTAATAACAGGTGCTTCTCTTTGTCTATTAATCCATATTTGAATAGGTCTGCCTTCTGTTAATTTATTTGGTAAAGTTGAATATGTAGAATTGCTTATTCTAGTTATTGGTATATCGTTTTGTTTACTAGAATCACCTGCATCGGTTCTTATAGTATATTCAATTAAATCAATTATATCCGAACCTAATGTATATTCTGAAGTACCTTGAGTTAATACTTGTGTTCCTTTTGCAACAGTCCACAAATTAATACCTCTGTTTTGCCATTCAAGACATAATAAATCTAATGATCTTCTAGCAGTACGCAGATCATAACCTGTACGCAATTCGACACCTGCTCTTTCAAATGCTTCTTCGCAAATTTCACCTATGTCTAAATTAAATGCCGATGTATTTGTTACTGCCATATTTATTCCTTGTTATTTCTTTTTATCAGAATATTTATCTAAAAGAAACAAAAGAAAGTCTCTTCCTACTTCTATATCTTTAAAACATTGTACCATATTTTGTTCAGGAGCGTTAGGATCAATTACTTGCATAATAGCTTGACCATAACTTTGTTCATCCATACCCCTGTCACGAGCATAAGTATCAAAGAATTTATATCCACGAGCACGGGCTAACCAATGTATTTTACCATTATATAACTCGTGTTGTGCTAAAGCCCATGTGTGTCGATGACCTGCTATATATAAATCAGCATCACCTTGCCATTTGGCTTTTTTCATTTGGGCATGAAGCGGATTCCATTGTGAGTGCCCAGGCATATCGTGAGCCGTATAAATTCTACATGATTTACCATTAGGAAAATCAAGAGATATCCTGCTTTCCCAGGGGTCATATATAGTATGTTCACTTTTCATATATTCTATAGGATCACCTGCTCCAGACCAGAGATCGTGATTGCCGCCTACTAATAATAAAAAATCAGTTTCTTTAATAAACCATTCCACGAGCTTCCATGCAGTTTCTTCACTCGTGTCCTGATGAGCATATAGGCGTGCTAAACGACCCACCCAATTATTGCTCATATCTCCTAAACTTGCTCCTTTTATATTATCGTGAGAGTTTATAATATCTATATCTCTTCTTAATGTAACCCAATCACAACCATTATCATCAATATGGGGGTCTCCCATCCATACTATAGCAATTGGTTCATCTTTTTGTATTTTTACACTATGCCATTTAGATGTCTTTCTTCTGTTTTGATATTTTACAAATCTATTTGTAAGATGATCAACATATTCAGTCATATCTTCAGATTCTTCTAAAGTTTCCTGATCTATTTGAAACATTTCAGTACTTGGTAATTTATGCATATAATCTCTATTCCAATACTCATCGTCAGGAATATTAAATCTTTGTTTACCTGCTGATATATGTGATCTAAAAGTCGTTAAAGGCATTCCAAGCTCATGTGCAGCTTGTTTTTGACTTCCTGTAAATAGATATTGTTTTAAAGCACGAATAAGTGTGTTATCGTCTAGCTTATGATTAGCCATGAGTTCTCCCTTATAAATGATTATTTTTTATTTTTATACCAAGCGTCATTGGAAGTGCCTTTTTCTCCTTTAAAAGCACCCACATATCCACCTTTATTATATGATTCACTCATAGGTAATCCTGTTTTTTTAGCATAAGCTTTTGCAGATGCTTTTCCTTCAGGGGTATAATCAAACTTTTTATTTCCTACTATAGGCATAATGTTATGATCCGTAATATTTTTTAAATTTAATAATAATGGTGTATGTATCTCCTGAACCTGCACCAACAGTAGTAAATAATACATCTCCGTTAGCACCTGTTGCTTCACTATTAGTTAAAGCAGTAAATTCTTTAAAACATATTTCATCTGACCAATCTGATTTTAACTCAATCGCAAGATCATTAGAATTAGCTTTCCAAAGAATTTTTACGCCCATACCTACATTAGAATACCATATTTTTTCAATACCTACTCTTGTACAAGCTTTACCTAATTGATTTGGTAGTAAAGTTAATCCTGTACCACCGCTATTTAAATCAATTTTAACAGCATTAGTTTCTGCTGTATTATCAGGATTAGTAAATACACAAAGAGCACTAGAAGCACCATCTGATAATTTTCTTAATGTTGCTGCCATCTATTTCTCCTTTTTAACGGATTTTACAGCTTGAACAAAACCAACTCTAGCATATTTATCTGTTGTTTTTTTAACTTTAGCTTTAGTTTTAGTTTTAGTTTTAGTTTCTTTTTCTTCTGACATTTATGTCTCCTTATTTAAATATTCCGTATGGAATAATTAAGAAAGATTATTGTTTTGAACATAAAGAACAGTAACTGTAGCAACACCTGCTGTTCCGTTACCATTAGCTCCTGTAAAGTCAGCAAGAACTTCTAAATCAGTTGTTCCTACATTTGTAGCTTCAGTATCTAAAGTTCCGTGTGTTGTCGCAACAGCTTTTACATTAACAGTACCTAAAAAGGCATCTGCGTCTGCTGCAGTACCAACTGAAATTGTTGCTGCACCGCCATCATTACTTGCAGTTGTTACATTTAAAATAACATCTACAATTTGTGAGTTTGCAGGAACGACTGCAACTCTTTGGTTAAGATGACTTGCACCTGTGATATCTGCTAAAATTGATTGTGACATTACTACAGAACCAACATTAGTAACATTAGTTCCTACTGTTGTACCTGTTGTATCGTTAATAGTGCCCGCTTTAATTGGACCTGAAAATGTTGTTTTACCCATGTTAATCTCCTTGTCGTTGGGTTGTCTAACCGAAGTTAGTCAAGTGATTCGTTTTTATTATCTTTAAGATACTCCAAAAAAAAGGAGGATGCAAGACATCCTCCTTTAAATGTTTTATACGCTTAAAACCTATGAAGAACCAGGGCTTCCGTATATACCTAGAGGGTCTGATACGCCAAAGCTGTATCTTTCTCTAGCACGATATCTCACATTACCTGTGTCGAAATCGCCATCCATACCTGTTTCTAATGGTGTTCTAACGAAATGCTTCATACCATTAGGTATATCAGTTAGTAAGAACCAAGCGTTAGTGTCAGTTAAATAGTGATTAACTGAGTAACCCTGTGGAACTACTCCTAATGATTTAATAGCATTAATATCGTTATCAGCAGTATTTGGTCTTAAATCGGTTGCTAGTATCCTTTGAGCAACGAACATTAGATTAGATGGTACAATAAGTTTTCTTGCACGACCTGCTACTAATAATCCTCTCTCATCAGTATAACCAGAAATGTCGATTATTGCAGCTTCTAATGATGTTTCATTAAGGTCTGCAGCTGTTACAGGGCGGTTACTGTTCTTACCACCATTAACTAGTGGGTGACCATCACCTCCTGCAACACCATCACCAGTGGCAGTAAATAAATTTACACCATCTCCTGATTGATATGCGTTAGTAAATCCATTGTTTAAAGGAAATGCAGCTTTTACTTGTTTAGTATAAGCCATTGCTCTAGCTAGTGCTTTCGTGTATCTGCTTGATAGACTATCGTATAGATTGTCTTCCATAGCTTCTTCAGTAATTGCGAAACCGAGAGCAATTGTTTCGTGGTTATATCTAGCTGTAAAAGATTCTTGAGCAGAATCATAAGTCATTGCTGCTCCTTCATTTTTTACTGGTGCTTGACCAAAACCAGAAAGTTTTACTTCCTCTTCAAATGAACGATCAGAATTTTCGCTTTCATAAATTTCTGCGTGTTCTGAATCGTATCCTTCATACTCTAAACCAAACAAAGCATTTAAGCCTGGTAAGAGTTCTTTAAGCATCTGGGCTCTTGAAATTGCCATATCTTATTCCTCCTATACGCCTGTTGCTTTATCGTATGCGTGCATTCCAGCGTTGAATTTCACAATAAGATCAGTATATGCATCTCCTGCTGTGCTTTCTCCGCTTTCAACGAATCCAAGTATACGAAGTGGTAGAGTGTTAGTGGTAGCGACTGTACTAGCGTCTAGTGCATTTTTACTTCTACCGATGTCTGCACTTCCTGCTGTTTGTACAACGCCTGCGTTTTTACCAAATGCATCTTTCGTTACAGCACCATCTGCTTGTATTCTGAACTCGACATTAGGATCGTCTAAGACAATCGCTTCAATATCAGAAGCAGCAATTGGTTGGTTGTAAGATTGAGCAAAGGTAAGTTGATTGGTGTTAGGGTCAGTATATCTAACTCCTAAAAAGATACCAATAGGTGTTAATGTAGCAGTTCCAGTATCTTTAGCGATAGTTGTTGTTGCTCCATTATCTACTAGCTTAACGAAATCACCATAGAAAATACTTGTAGCATATCCTGATGCAATCGGAATATGTCTTGTTTTTCCACTAAATGATCCACTAGCTGAAGTAGTTCCTACTGGCTCTGCACCCATAGGTGTAGCTGTTGTAGCCATAACTTACTCCTTAGTTATTAATGTTTACCAAATGTAACCCTTGATTGCCTTTGCGGTTCTAGCATTGGCATTCTAGGATCATTTTCTTTTAAATAATTGTTATCTATGGATTCTACCTGTTGTTGGGCTAAATTATTATAATAGTCTCTTCTGGCTTCCACCATTTCAACAGGAGCTTTACATAGTAATAAACCACCGATTTCAACACATCCATCATCTGCCCATCTTGAGTTTTGATCAACTAAGATTTTGAGTTCAGGGTGATCTTCAGCTTTGCACGCCTCCCATCCTTCCCTAAATCGATATGACACATTAGGGTTATCAGATTGACCTACAAGTGAAGTTCTAATCCATCTAAATACAAAACCATCTTGTGGTTTTGGATCAGGAAGTACTGAAGGTGGTTGCCACGCTTGAGTTCGCTGCGTGTCAGCTCTTTGGTTATCATCACGAGCTTGTCGTGGTGTGCGGCTTACGCCTTCACTATCGGCAGTTTCAAGCACTTCTGCTTCAATTTGATCTTGTTGTTGGTTATTTTTTCCAACTACTTGATCTTCTTTTTGGGTATCTTTAATGTTTTTATTCATTTTCTATCCTTTATAAGTTCTGCCGCATATTGTTCAGGCGTTATTCCAAGTTTCCTTGCGAGAGAAACTTGAGTAGCAGTAAGTTTGACCTTTTTAGGTCTTGCTCCATTATTTCTAGTCGCAGGAGCTACTACATCTTCTGTAGATATTGGCGACTTGCGTTCCTCAGAAGTTTCTGCTACTTCGTTTTCTTGAGGTACGATATCAAATGAATCAGGAAATACTTCCTTCATTCTTTTGTCAATCCGATCATAATACTCATCAGATGTCGGGTCAACATTTTCTTTTACTAGTTTTGCGTGAACACCATATGCGAAATTTGTCATTTCTTCATCAGCACCAAACCAATTATTTTTTTCTTGCCAAGCAATGGCTTTTTCATCAGGTTTTGGAACTGTAGGTTGTTGTGCAGTTTGTGCACTTTGTGGTTGATTTTGTTTATCAGCAAGTTCTTGTTGATAAACTTGATTAGCAACTTGTTGTGGTAATGTTTCAGCTTGTTGTGCTGCAAGTGTAGCATCAGTAAGTATTTGTTGTGCTTTAGCTATTTCTTCAGCATCACCAGCTTCATATGCTTGTTTATATTTTGTTGTTGCTGCTTGTTTAGCAAACTCAGCTTTATCTTTAGCTTGTTTAATAAGTTCTTCTTGACCACTACCAACAAGACGAGCAAGTCGTTGATTTTCATTAACAACTCTTTTAGTATAATCTACGGCTTCATCCCTGAGACGCATAGCTTTTTCTTTTTCTCTTCTTTCTTCGTGATAATCATATTTTAATTTTTGTATTCTTTTATTAGCATTATCAGATACATCTTCAATTTCTTGAGAATTTTCATCTTTGCTTTCTTTTTTCGGTGGTTTTCTATCCTCTTCAGGTCTATCGTCAACCACTTCTATTTCAATATTTGAGTCTTTGTCTGTGCCTACTGTAGATTTGACTCCTAAAAATTTTTCTTCAGTTGTTTGAGTTTCAGGAAGCGGTTGTGCTTCTTGATTCTCTTCGGCTAGTTGTGTTTCAGTCATACTCTTTCAATACCTCTCGGGTCTTCGACAACTGCTTCTACATTGTCATCGTTAATAATTCTGAATTCTTTTCCATGTATTTTTAAGCGTGTACCTGTAAAAGCACGGAAAACAATCCAATCGCCTTCTTTACACCATGCTCCTGATGGGAATTTCTTCTTGTCATCATAGCAATCTTCACCCATTTTTAACACAAAACCTACTACTGTGGCAATCTCTTCCGTATGTAGTTCACTTTCTGTCTTATAAATACCACCAGAAGTTTTATCTTCAGGTGATGGTAAAGCAATTAAAATCCTGTATCCTTTCGGTTCAGGAAGTTGAGAAGCAACTTCTTGCTTTTCTTCTTCTTCTTTTATTTTTCGTTTATCAGTTACTTTTGATAATTTACTTTTTTTAGGCATTTCTGATGGTACTCCCATTTAATCCTCCAAATAACGATTTTCCATAGTACTAATCTCTCGAATAGCAATATTTAAACCTTCTATAATTCCAGTTATTTTTTTATAGTCGTAGTAATCTCTTGCACTTCCGTGCATAAGTCTTTCGCTTAAAGTGTTAATTTCTTTTTGAAGAGTGTCTCTTAAAACACTAAAACTTGTATCTGCCATGTCTCCCTCAGAATATAATTATTCAGTAGTATTATCAGTCGAAATTTCGATTGTTATTTCTGTGTCTTGAGGAATATCTGCATTAAGCATTATCCTAGATGATCCACAAGCCATTAAAAATAATGGTAATATCAATATCGTTAAATTTTTCATTTCTATCCCTTTTATAAATTTTTTTATAATTTACTTCCAATTTTTTGATTATGCAACTCTTTTTGTATTTCTATTGCAAGTTTAACACCTTCAACAAAATCTTGTGAATCAGCATCACCATCTTTAATTGATGCTTCAAGTAACGCTTCTCCTATTCTTACACCAAGTTCTGCACCTTCTATTTTTTGATCTGATTGAAGTTTCATTACTTGTTTTAATACATCAGATTTAATTTTTTGTTGGTTAATAGATGCTTTAGCTTTATCTGCTTCAGCTTTTCTTATTAACTCGCCTTCTTGTATATCAAGCTCTCTATTTCTTTGTTGTATAATTGGGTCTTGCATTTGTTCCATAGCTTTTTGTTGTTGCATTTCAGCTTGTTTACGCAATGATAATTTTTCAGCAGCTTGTGCAACAAGGTCTGATAATCTTTTCTCAACATCAGGCGGTAATGGTTCTCCAAGAGGAGGTAATGGTGATCCCAATTCTTTTTCAATATCATCTCTATATTGAAAAGCTAAATGTTCTCTAATATGAGCTTCTGCTGCCATAAAAATAGAATCTGCTGATGGACTTTTTTCAACCATTTGAGCGAGTTCAGGGTCTTGCATTCCCGCCATATGAACAGCAATATGTGCTTCATGATCTTGATATTCAAATGCTTTTACAGGTTCATTATTAACCATATTCATATTTTCAAGAACAGGGTCACAAGGTTTAATATCATCTTTATGAGGTATAACCTTATCTACATTTTCAATTCCTAAAACTTCTAACATTTGTCTATGTAATTCAGGCATATCATACATTTCAGGTGATTGTGTAGCTAACTGAAGTGCGGCTTGATACTGCATAATTCTTTGCGACATTGTTGCTGCGTTTGGATTACTTACAGGTATTACATCAACTCTTTTATCAAAGTCTTCTGATTTAATAAAAGTATTAGGGTCTTCTGCATATGGATATTCAGGTGCAGTAAATTTTCTTATTATTTCTGTTAAGATATTGAATTCTTTATGCATTGACGCATGAAGTCGTGATTGTATAGCACTCATAACTTTCATTTGTCTTTCCATTAAAGCAAGTGTAGTTCCGACAGGAGCTTCATTATTCATGTCAGCAATTTTTAAATCGCCTAAACTTGCAAATCTTCTACCTTCATCAACTATTGTTGTAAGCAATGAGTAAAGAACTTGACTTGGTTCTTTGTAAGGTAAGAAAGAAATGTTTTCTGCAATTGTTCCGCCTGGCACATCTACATCTCTAAATTCACCTGGCATAATCGGAGTATCATCACCTTTAATTCTTAATCCTCTTGTTTTTAATCCACCTGGCAAATTCGATAATGTGCCTGCATCTATTAGTTGCCTTAATAAAGATGTTGCAGATTTACTTAACCCACCAATCATATGTATTAAACCAAAGCCATAAAAACCAATGCCAGGTAAGTATTGATAATGAACAAAATGTTGCCTTCTTTTTTTCAAAGGATCATTTTCTTCATAATTTCTTCTAATAGATAATATTTTTGTACTTGATCGGTCAAAAGTAACAATATACGGCAAAGCTATTCCTGTAGGTTCACCATTTGCCATATCTTCAAAACCTTCTAAATCAAGGTCTACTTGCATTTCAAGAATAGTATGCCTTCCATCATTATCGTAAGATGTAGAGCTTTCTCCTGTAAGTTGGTTATATTTATCGGTTATTTCATCGATATCAGGTTCAGGGCTAGGTAATTCACAATCTTTAAAAAATCCAGAATACATTAATTTTTTAATTTCGTTTTCTGTTTTTTTCATTACATGGGTTGCTCTTTCGCAAGTAAGGAGGTCACTTGCTCCGTAACTAACAACAAAATCTTCTGCTGGCACGAATATGGAGCAAGGTCTCCCCATGTTTGAGTCATAATAAACTTTACGGAAAGCTGATCCTGCGAGGGGGAGGGAAAAGAGCAACTTTTCAGTTTCAGTTCGATACTCAACCATTTTTTCTGTTAGTAAATAATTCATATAATCTTTTATACGATGTGATTGTTTTTCTTTTTCTTCGTCTATTATACCAACAATTTTTGTTTTAACTGGTCCTTCAGCAGGAAATATTTCTGATATTGCCTGAGATTGGAACTTTATTACAGCTTCAGATAACATTGGATGAAAAACACCACAAGCACCGGGCCAAGGTTCTGTTCTGTCATCAACAGTTAATCCTAACTGATCTAATCCTTTAATATAGGTATCTTCCCATTCTGATCGTGATTCTTTATCAGCAAGAAAATGCTCATATAATTCACCGCCTAATAAATCTAATTTATCATCATCTATTAATTCTGCTAAGTTTTCACCAAATCCTGATTCAAGACCAGAAGGAGAATCACCAAATTCAATAATCATTCCTTCTTCTTCAATTGGTGCTTGCACTTCTATTTCAATTTCAGCTGCTACTCCATTAACAACTTTATCTGGATCATTAGGTGTTGCTGTTTTTTCAATTGCCATTAATAATACTCCGCTCTTTTTCTTTCATCATATGGCTCATCAATCTCATCACTAAACAGACTAATAAACCCTCCCTGTCTAAATCTTGATAACGCTTGTGTACTACTGTCTACAAGGTCATCATGCTCTGCATTCGGAAAAGCCGCAAATTCTTCAACGACTTCTTCTGCCCATCTTGTTTCTGGACACCATACTACACCAGAAGCAAACAAGTCTGCAACCGCATTTACACGAGCTATCTTATCATTTCCTCTGCTTGGTGTATACTCTGTAACTGGAATTCCCATAGAACGCAATTCAAATATTAATGGCATACCTGCCGCTTTACCTTCAACTACAAAAGCATCAGGTTGATATGCTTTGTACATTTCAAGTGCTTTTGCTTTTAATTCTGGAAATTCTAATCGTTCTTTATAAGCATCTAATAAAATTAATTGTGGTGCTAGTGCTCCATCAAATTCATCTTCTGCATAAAAAACACCCCATGTTGTACAAGCAGAATAGTCTGCTCTTTCTGTTTTTAAGAAAGCTGTATCCCAAGATTGAATAATAAATTCACAATTAGGTGGTGATTCGTGTTCCCATATTCTCCACCATTCTCTTTTAATTAAAGCACCTTCTTCTGAAGTAGGGTCTTGTTGATACTGAGCAGACCATTTAGAAACAGGAAGTTCAGCTTTTAAAGCATCTAATTCTGTTTGAGACCAAAATTCGGGCCAAAGAGGATTACCTGACGGCATTATTGCAGGTAATTCAATAACTTTCCATTCATCTGCTCCACCTCTTTTAATACTTGCATCGATAATTTGACCTGTTAAATCTCTTTGATGCCATCGTGTCATAACAATAACAATAGCTCCACCTGGCTGAAGTCTTTGTCTTGGTCCTGATGTATACCATTCATATGTTTTATTAAATACATTTACATCTGCGGAAGCACCTTCTTGTTCAGAATGAGGGTCATCAATAATAAGAAGGTCAGCACCTTTACCTGTAACAGCACCACCAACACCAATCGCAAAATATTCTCCTTTGTGATTTGTATTCCATCGACCCGCAGCTTTGCTATCTGCTTGCAACTTAACTTCGCCAAAAACATTTTGATAATCTTTATCTCCAACTAAGTTTCTAACTTTACGACCAAAACCTACGGCAAGTTCTGCTGTATGAGCTGTTTGAATAACTTTTTTATCAGGATAATTTCCTAAAAACCATGCAGGTAAAAGATAACTAGCAAACTCAGACTTTGTATGTCTAGGTGGCATATTGATAATTAATCTTTTAAGTTTGCCGTCAACAACATCTTTAAAAGCATCTGCCATAATTTTGTGATGGTTTCCATTTATGAATGCGGGCCACATCTCTTTAACAAAAGATAAAAAGTTTTCTTTACACGCAGAATTAGTTTTTGATTTTTCATACTCTTCTAATAAATTTAATAATTCTTTTTTTTGGTCTGGAGAATAATTATTTAAATTAGATAAAACATTATTTACATCAATATTTAAACTCATCTTTTCTTTTTCCTAGCATTTTTAGTTCTAGCAAAAGACCTGTTTTTACTTTTCTTTTTAACAGCTAAGTTCTTTTTTGAATTGTTTTTAGGGTTTCCATCTTTGTGATGTATATCTTTACCATCACCTTTTCGGACTTTACCGCTCTTTAATGCTCTATTCCTAGCTGTATTACGAGAAGCTCTACGCTTCTTTTGTTTATCAGTACCCTGATAATTCTTATATTCTTTTTTATAATTTCTAGCCATTATTTCTTCTTCCTTTTTCTTCTAGTCTTTTTTTTGGCTATTGTCTTTACATTTGTTGGTTTACCTCCAACACCTTGTGGTTTTGCTCTTTTCCTAGATACTGCACTTTTCTTTTGTGCTTTAGTCATAGTTTTTGCTTTTGATCTAGGAACACATTTTGGATAAGCTCTTTTGCTTTTCTTAGCAGATTTTCTTCCACATGATTGATATTTTCCTTTTTTCTTGGGTGCACCAATATCTACCCAATCTCCTTTAGAACCTTTTCCGAACCAAGCGGTTAATCCTCCAGTGGGTTTAGCCATTACTTATAACCACCACCACGCTTTTTATACTCTCTAACTAACCATCCATTAGCATAAGCTGAAGGATAAACTTTAAACTTTTTTTTCGCTTCTGACTTTACTCTTGAATATAATGATGGGTTAGTAGGAGTAGCTCCCTTTTTCTTTTTTGTTTTCTTTTTAGCCATAATGTTCCCTTTAAATATGTTTCATTACTCTAAGCATTCTTTCTGTCTTCTCAAGAAGTTTTTCAGAATCCTTTTCTATTTTTATAGCATCATTCAACAAAGCAATAGATTTTTTTTTAAAATACGAATCTACGCATGATTGTAATATGTTACCATGTTGCTGTTCAGAAATATATATTTTATGAAAATCATCATCTATACCTAACAACAAATAAACTCCTTCATGATCAGGATTAAATGTTATTGTAACTTTATTTGGTTTTTTCATTGTGTTCCTTTTTTGACATAAAACTATACTGTGGAAGAGTTACTTTCATTTTAGATTTTTTTCCATTTTTAAAATAAGAAGATAGTTCAGATTTCCATCTAGGTATTTTTGTTTTACGCAATTCTACTCTCCATTGCTAACATTTTACTTACCCATTTTTCTCCATCCCACCTTACTTTATCAGCAAGAGGTCTTGAATTACCTCCTGTATGAGACATCTTTTTAGTTTTAGATTTTCTTGTTTTACCTTCTATCAATTTTTTAGCCATTGTTTTCTCCCTTATTGACTTCATTTCCCCAACAATCCCAACCACTTACTTCTTCTCTAGCAAATAATTCTATTCTTGGCAAATCTCCGCACAACTCTACTATGCGTTCTCGTACACAATCAGGTTTTCTTGAATGTTCCCTTAGGGGTTCATATACAACCTGATGCACAGATTTAGACACTCTTTTTGGTTTTCCTTTTGTAGCTAGTAAACAGATTTCATTGTTTGCTCTAGTCCAATGCCCTAGACCCCAAAACAAACTGTCCGCCTTTTTATTTTTCTTTATCCAACTAAAGCCACAAGTTTTATATGTAAACCCCCACTTGTTTATTGTTTCTAATCCCTGAACCAATAGGGGGTAGGTTACCCATAAAAACAAAACACAGTCTTTTTCAGCAATTGTTTCTACAGGTAAATTAAAAATATCATCATCATCCATACAATCGTAATGGTTTTCTGCTGATTTCTTTTCTTTGCCTTTACCTGACCAAACCTTATAAGTCCAAGCAGGGTCTGCATAGATAATATTATACTTCTTTTCTGGAAAATTAATCATTAGACCTCCCTGTCTAATAAATTAGTAGCATTGTTCGTAACATTTTGGAAGTCCTAAAACAAGGGAGGGTGTTCTAGGACTTCCTCGCATCGAATCATTAGTCTTAAAGGCATCCCCTAGCTACGATCTTCAGCGAAACTCGTTATTGACCAAAAAATCAAACAAGAGTATATTCTTCTATAGATAGTATCTATATAGATTCTATCTAATTACTTTCTAAACTAGATTCTATCTACTAGATTCTATCTATTTTAGATTATACTTTAGGGAGTTGCAAAAAGGAAAGTAAAATGCCGCTAAAAAAGGGAAAAAATAAAAAAACCATTAGCAGTAACATCCGCAAGCTCCGTAAAGAAGGATATAAAGGCAAGCAAGCAGTAGCTATTGCCCTATCTGAAGCCAAGAAAACTAAAAAAGGAGCAAAAAATGGCAGAAAAAAGAAAAAGAGCAAGAAATAAAAAAGGACATTACATCAAGGATGATCCAAATACGCCAGATATAAATGAAGCGTATGAAAAACCTAAGAAAAAAGCTAAGAAAACAGTAAAAAAACCAAAAATTACTAAAAAAACACCTAAGGTGGTACATCAAAAACCTCCATATGGGGTTGCAGGGGTAGTTTTAGCGTTACTTTTGATAGCTTTATACTTTTTATCTAACTAAATGACGATTAATTTATTCGATGTATTAGGAATTGCAGTATTAATTGCAGTTTACATAATGTATTGCATAAAAAAAGATCGTTAATATGAAAATTACATGATTGTTTGAGCAAAATGGTGTGGGGGTGATATGCTCATGCAGTTTGTCAAAGGGGGGTGTGGGGTATTGGCTATCAGAAAATCCATAAGGTTTACTTAGTCGTTTTTCTGACGCATTAATAAATTATGATTTGATGGTTTGTGATAGAGCAATGAGTTTGTCCTTTAACTCTTTTTCTAATTCTTCCTGACTCTTGCTCTCGGTTATTTCTACTTTGTCTGAGAATAGACCTATCGTCTTTCCAAGTAACTCTAGTGACCTAACCCTTGTGCTATCTGACACTTCTTCTTGCTCTGCCATATCCCAAAGGTGCGAAATTATTTTCTCTCTCTCAGAGAGTGAAGAAGATAATTCTTGCACCTCAATCTGTGCCTTTAAGGATTCAATCCTTGAGGAGACCATAGGGTTCGATAATAACTTCGATGACTCAGTCCAAACTGAAGATGGTTTCATGTTGTCGGTTGAATATGCCTGTCTATAACTTTCACTTGCCGACAGTTTGTCAAAAACTATTCCCTTACAAAACTGTTCCTGTTTCGGAGTGAGTTGTTTTTTCTTCTTCGATTCTTTCTGATGTAATTTTCCACCATCAATTATTCTTGGAGTAAATTTATTTTCATCATCTTTATCTTTGGACATGGAGTACCTCTTTGTTGATTTAAAAATATACTAAAGGGAATACAGTACACAAGCAGTATTACAGGGTTAACTATTCCATACAGAATAGTTAAAAATGTCCGACAATATTCTTTACTAATTCGTTAACTATTTATTGACTATATGTACTAGAAATGGTCTTATAATTTTACTGACGCATTGAGAGATAACTACTACGGCTCTCAGAACATAGAAAGTCCAAGAATGAGAGATGGCAGTCAGTCACACTAGGGAGGAAACAGTACTTGTGCTGTTCCGATAGAGACCCTGAGATAGATGTTTTGAGTGTGGGTTGAATTGCAGAAAGCGAAAATCGTTTTTGAATATATCGTAAAAAGAGGGAGTACTTTCCCTAACCAATATGGATGGAGGTGTAATGCTCGAGAAGAGTTGTGACTAGCGTCTATAAAGAAAATGAGGTTGACCTACTGATGACTGCTTACGCAGAGTCTCGGAGACAATAAACTGAGACTGTCTTGACCTCGATGGTAAATACATCTTTCATAGAAGAATAATAGTCCGCTATGTCAAAAACAAAAAGACGAAACAAATTTGAATTGGGGTTAGCGGAATGTGTGCTGACCCCATTTCATTTTCTTGTATAGGTTGAATGTATCAATCTATAAATATTCCATTCGGAATATTTACTTTCAAACTTTTTATAAAGGATTAATTATGAAAAATATTATTACAATCAATATCGAGTTAGCTAAGAATAAAATCTTAGCATCACTACTAGCT